TTGAGTGCTAGAAGACCTACTAAAGGTCAAAGAAAAGAGTGGGAACTATCTATTATTGAGGCAGAAGCTAAGGCTTCCTAATTAGATTTACAATAAAGACCAATAGTAAACTTAATACCATTATTGTGCCTATATCCATTAAATGATTACCTGAATCGCTTTCTATATTACCTATTGGTGTTTCTATCTTAATTTTTTGTGTTTTATTCATCGTCTTCGCCTTTTTCCATTATTCGCATAAATTTATCTTTTAATCCATTACCTGATAGTCTAGCTATTATTTCTATGTTAGCTTTGAATACGCCACGAAACTTCTTGACATCCATTTGAACCTTTTTTTGTTGGTCAATCAGTTTAATAATAATACCTTCCAACCGTTTGAAGTCTTGGTCTAGTTCTGTCATTAGAGTTTGTTGTATGAATCGGTTTTGTTTCCATATAAAAAATCCAAACGCTATTGTCATCGCTACAGGTATTCCAAATTGTTCCAATATTTGAAAAATATCCATTATCCCTCACTATGCTATACCCATAAAAGGTATTTCTTTTGTTTCCATCATATCGCACATACTATCGTAAGTTGATTTATCTATATCAACCACTTTATCATCATATACTTTTAAATGCTCATCATCTATTTGTGTACAAAGATTTTCAACTAATAAATTCAGTTGTTCTTGAATATTGATTACTTTTTTAGCTAATAAGTGTATTATTTCTTTTTCATCTTTTGTCATACTTATTTCCTTATTTATTGATTTCTTTTACGAATCTTCTTTTTACTTTTCTTATAATCTTTTCTTTTTCATTGTCATCGGCAAAATAAGATATAAATTCTCTTGGTGGAACAGTTGCTCCTGTGAAATTAAAAGTGTCTGCATATTTACTGCTTGGAACACTATAACCTTCTCTATGGTGTTGTCCATAACGTGCAAAAGATACACCTCTATTTGTAGGTCTAATACTATCTCTTAAATTTCTACTAAAAAAAAGTGGTTTCATAGCTTTAGCTTTTTTCTTGATACGTTCTCTATGGTCCATTGTAGAAGTATTTAAATTAGGTTTTACTTTACCTTGTGTGATATACTTTTTTGATGATTCGGCTATTTCTTCTGCAAATAACCTTAAAAGAAGTTCTTTTGATGATTCACTTTGTAATCTTTTAACTAATTTATCAAATCTTATATTAACTGTTGTTCTGAACATTTGTATTTCCTTGTGGTTGCTCTAAATCATTCTGTTGTAATTTAGCACTTGCCTCTTGAATAGACAAGTCTTTATTGTATTCAACCATAAGTTCTGCACGATTTATAAGTCCAAGATTTAATCTGTGTGTGTCTAAAGCTATTTGGTCTTGTACTGTCATTGGATATTCAGGCTCATTAAAGTCTATTTTTAGCTCATTTGGTAGATTTACATTAAAACTTGCAGCTAAAATCTTTTCAACTTCATACATTTTATGCTCATATAGGTTAAATAGTGCTAAATCGTCTTGATAATCCTCAAATCTCTCTAAATCTTTGATTTTAAGAGCAATTCCACTTGGTGTTTCGCCTCCATCTTGTGCAAACTGTACAAATAAGTGATTATTTTGTGCTACAAGCTCCATTTGGAACTTAACATTCTCAATAACCTTAATTATATCGCCTGATGGTGATTTTATGTCATAATTTGCATCAGAAGGTAGCTCAAGTATAACATCAGACCCAAATCTTTGTCTATTTCCTAAATCTGCACCTGTTACTACAGGTTGTCCAAACATTTGAAACCTTAAACCTAGTTGCATTTCTGTCATTGTTATATTTATGTGTTCATTTGCAGAAATAATGTCATTTGCACCCTCGACATAAAAACTATCAGTTTGATGCTCTCTATGTGTAAAAACAAACGGTAAAATACCATATCCGTGTACATTTTCCTCTAAAATATTACCTTCTTCATCAAAAATAACATATTCTTCGCTATTCCAATGAATATATTGCATAGAATCTGATTTTGAGGAATCTTCTGTGTAATTCATTAGTGGATATGATATTGCTACAGGTTCAAATGGGTCGCTACCAAAGAAAGGATGAAAATAATATACAGGTTGATAGTCAAAATGAGGAATAGTTCCATCTTTGTATATAATTCTTGTTGCTACTGTACCAATAAGACGTGTCATACGTTCAATATGCTTCATTTTAGTATCTTTTAGCTTAGTAAGTGCAGAATATTTGTTATTTACATTCCTAGAAGCACCAACTGTGTATATTCTTGACATTTTATTGATAAATTTTTTAGTAATATTAGCTTGATATGGAGGAACTTCTCTAAATGCCTCTAAATCAAACTTATCTGTTATATATTGAGCAGTATTATTACCATTATAATAATCAAGAAGTTTATTAACATAACCCTCTCGTTCTTTATGATTAAATACTTTTAAATTTTCTAAACTTTCTTGAATTATATCTTGATACATTATCGTTTCCTCACTTTAATTTGTTTGTTTTTAATTGGAAAATGGTTTATAAAAAAGTACCTAAGCATATCACAAGCGTGGTCGTGATAACCATCTTTTATTGGTTCTTGTTTTAATGGTTTACCATCTTGTGCTTCAGGGTATCTATAACCTTCTAAATCTTCTGCCATACCTATACAGTTATTATTTAAATGCAAATATCTATCTCCATTAGCGTTTTCTATAAAACTTCTAACGTGATTAACACCTGCTGTAATACTTCTTGATGGTTTATCAGTAATTGTATTTACTATAATACCATTTTTTCTAAATATTTCTATATCGCCTACACCTGACTGACCTTGTGCTTGTAAACCTGCAGGGTCGCCATAATATTTTACTGTTTGGTATCTTTTACTTTTTATCATCTTTGCTAGTTCATCTGTTTTTATATTTGTTTGGTGTATTATTTCATCAATCATATTTATATGCCATTGTCCATTAACACGATACGTTTGAAACCATCCCACAGCACACATCCTGTACCCAAAATCAATACTACAAAAAGTAGGAAGATGTGGATTGTAAGGATAATAACCAACATCGGTATTCCTGTCAAAAGGATAAACCCTTCCTTCAAACGATGTAAATTGTGCACCATATTCTTGGTCAAATATCTCTTTAGACATATTACGTTTTCTTTCAACAAGAAAAGTGTCATCCTTTCCATCAGGAAAAGCAAAATTATTATCCCAACTAGGTGCTTGATGTGATTCCCATAAAGCATCGCTTTTTCCCAACAAAAACAAGTCATATAACCAATTAAACCCTTCAGGTGTAGATATAAATATACCTTTACCTTTTCTATCAGATAGAGTGGGAGATAAATACATATCCCAAATTCTTGGTCTTACTTTTGCAGCTTCATCTATTATAAGTAAATCCAAACCTTCACCTACAAGTGAATCAGGATTGTCTGCTGACTTAGCTTCTACAGTAGTACCCCATTTGAATTTGATATATCTTTCTTTCTCACTAGCCTTTTCTATATCATTTTGATGTCCTTTTACCATAAGATTCCACACTTCTCTAAACATCAAATCGGCTTTATCATACGAAAGACCTACTAACCATATTCTCTTGTTCGGCAGGGAGGCGTAGAATGTCGCTTCCATAGCCGATGCAGTCGTCTTCCCGAAACGCCTCCCACAAACCATTACAAAAAACCTTGCTGTTTCTTTTGTAGGATAGTGCAATTTATTTTGACCATCGTGTGGAGTGTAGTCTAAAAATTCAAACCATTTTTTTTTATATTTATATAAATCTTGCATTATTCTACAATATTAATTTAAGTTATAACGTATGATAAATACAAGATATAGTATTTTGTTACATAAAAAAACACAATATATAGGAGGGCAGTATGTCCGAAGAAACAAAAGTATCTAATGAAACAGTAGTGGATAGTGGTACAGAAGATGCTACTCAAGAAGTTGCTCAAAATGAGTACATAGCAGAAAGTAAAAAGTATAGAAAAAGAGCACAGGAAGCTGAATCACAATTAGCTAAACTCCAAAAGAAAATAGCTGCACAAGAAGAAGAAAAACTAAAACAAAAAGAGGATTTTAAATCTCTTTACGAAAAAGTTTCTTCTGAAAATGCTAATCTTACACAAGATGCAGAAAGATGGAAATCTTATGAATCAAATAAAAGAACAGCATTACTTGATAGGCATCCTGAAGACGAAAGAGAATCTTTATCAAGGCTTGATTTAGAAACTCTTGAGTATGTAACTAACAAAATTTCAAAACCCACTAACCCTGAAGTGGTTGGTAGAGCAAAAGTATCTGCACAAATGTCAAACAAGGCTTGGAAAGATATGTCTGATGATGAACGTAGAGCCTTTTACGATATGAAATCTAAAAAGGGTTAGTATTAATTTAGGAGGCTATAATGGCTTTAGCAGGAACAAATAACGTAGCTCTCGCAGGTGGTATAAGAGATACAGGCGTAGAAGCTACATTACAACACTTCATACCTGAAGTATGGGGTGCTTCAATAATGGATTATATGGAAAAAAATCTAGTATTTGGTGCTTTGGCAAATGATTTGTCAGGAATGGTAACAAATGGTGGTGATAGAATCCATCTTCCAAAACACACAGAACTAACAGCAAGTGATACTTATGGTGGCTCTACTGCTGCAGTTGAAACATTAATTGATACAAACTTAGCTTTTGCTAAATCTTCAGCAAAAGAAGATGAATATACTTTAGATATTAATCAAGCTATTCATAGTGCAATTTCAATTACAGACCTTGCAAGAGTACAATCTTCTTATGATGTTATGAATCTTTATACATCAAAGTTAGGTTATGCTTTAGCAAAAAAAGTGGACCAATATTTAGCACAAAAGTTATTTGAAGAAATAGCTTTTAACTATGCTAATGGAACTGATGATGGTAATCAAGCAGGTAACACTATTGAGTTAAACACAACACACGATTCTTATGATATCATAGCTGCAGGTGTTTCTAATATGATGGAAGCAATCTACACAAATGATTCAACTATGGATGATTATGTTATGGTTCTTACACCAAAATGTTACTCAAGTCTATTTAAATTAGCAGATTTTGCTAGATATGATGGAATAGGTAACTCACTTGGAAGCGAAGTTCCACTTATTAGTGGTTTTGCAGGAAAACTTGGTGGTGTAGAAGTTATTGTTTCTAATAACTTTGTTCACTATGGTGCAGGTTCTTCTACATTAGCAGCTTCATCTACACCTGTTGGTAACTTTAGTGCTAACGGTGTAAGTGATGAAAGTGAAAAATTATTAGGATTCTTAATTCATAAAGATTCTCTACATATTGCTTATGCAAGAGATATGAAAGCTAGAGTTCAAAGTGATTATCACTTACCTTCATTATCTACAAGATTTGTTGCAGATAGTGTTTATGGTTGCTTAGTAACAGGTAATACAACTGCAGGAAACAAAAGAGTTTTCGCACTTGTAAGTCCTGCTTCATAATAAGTAGTTTATAATAATATAAGGGGGTGGGCAACTACCCCCTTTGTTTAGGAGATATAATGAAATTAATTTTAAAAAAAGATAATGGAACAGTTTTAACAAAAGAATTTACAGGTACTGATATAGATTCAGCAAAAGCATTAGGTTGGAAAGAAGATAAACCAAAACCTAAAAAAACAAAGATAAAAAAAAAGAAATAATATCTTTATGTCTGAGTTAAACAAAGACAAAAGAAATGGCAAAGGTAGTGCATATAGAGTACCTATTGGCGATTTAAAATATAAACAAAATTATAATAAAATTTTTAGGAAAAAAAATGACACTAATAGAAAGCATTAAAAAGCACGAAGGATATGTTGGCATAGTTTATAAAGATAGCTTAGGTATAGATACTATAGGCTATGGTTTCGCAATTAAAGATTTAGAATTAGATAAAGATATATGTGATATTATTCTTGAACGTAAAATTAAGAATTTACAAGATAGAGTAAAAGCAAAGTTTAAATGGTACGGTTATATGCCACAAGAAATTAAAGATGTGGTTATGGAAATGTGTTACCAATTAGGTGTAGGTGGTTTTAGTAAGTTTAAAAAAACAATAGCTTTTTTACAAAACAAACAGTTTATAGATGCCTCACAAGAAATGCTTGATAGTCTTTGGGCGAAACAAACACCTAATAGAGCAAAAGAATTAAGTAATAGAGTAAAAGAGGTTGAGATTGGACTTTGACAGTTTAAAAGTGGGTGGACTTGGGCTAAGTGGATATATAGTACAATGGGTAGATATTTTTAGTCCATTGGTAGAATTAAGCTATATGGTTGTACTTATTGCTTATTTTTTATATCAAATCAAAAAAATAAAAAGTGAGATAAAGTAGATGAGTAAAGGTGTCGTAAAAAGAGTAATAGTAACGCCTGACAAACACTTTCCTCTACACGACCAACCTTCAATAAACGTATTAAAAAAGACTATAGAAATAGTCAAACCTGATGCTTATGTTGATTTGGGAGATGTAGGTGAATGGGAAGCGTTTTCAGCTTGGAAATATAAACGTAAGAAAGCTCCACCATTAGAGTTTTTAATAAAAGATTTCGATAAAGATGTAAAAGATGTCAATGAAGGTATGGACCAAATTGATGAATCTTTAGATAAAGTTAATTGTGAAGAAAAATACTTTACTGAAGGTAATCACGATAATTGGTGTAATATGGCTGTTGATAAATATCCATACATACCACAGTATAAATTTGCTAATGCAGTTAAACTTAAAGAAAGAGGATATAAATATATTCCCTTTGGAAAAAAGTTAAAATTGGGTAAATTATACTTATATCACGGACACGAATATGGTGGTCAATACCATACAAGTAATCATTTGCGAAAGTTAGGTGCAAATGTTATGTATGGACATTGGCACGACATACAACAAATGTCTGCTACACATTTAGACGGACCAAAGTCTGCTTGGAGTATCGGATGTTTAAAAGATATGAGCACAGAAGCAAATGCTTGGCTTAATGGAAGAAGTATAAATTGGGCACATGCTTTTGCAATAGTAGATTTTTATAGAGGTGGATTGTTTACAGTCCACATAATACAGATTATCAATGGTAGAACTTCGTTATGGGGTGAGTTAATTGACGGAAATGGGAAATAATGGTGCAAAAGATAATAATACAGGCTGCTGTAAAATTACTAGCAAAACAATTCAAATTAGATAAAATCCTAAAATACGTTGAAGAACCAAACGAATTAGACGATACAGTTGAAAACCACGAGAATCGTATAAAAAATTTAGAGGCACTTGCACATCCAAAAAGGGAATTTGTTAGTTGCTCTAAATGTCAATCTAAAATAGAGGAGAAAATATGTTAGATTTTTTATCAAATAATACAGGATTATTAGTGGGTGGTAGTGGTGCAGGAATAGTGCTATACATCCTCAAAAAGATACCAAACGAGCAAATTTGTGCTTGGGTGGAGGGTATATGTTATGCAGCAGGTAAATGTATGACTTTAGGCTTATCAAAATGGAAATGGACAAAAAACTTTTGGAACAGTACAATAGAACCTTACTTTATTGATTTAGTAGATAATTTAGTAGGTGGTGCTGTAAGAGGTTTTATTAAAGGATTGAGAGTAGATAAGTAATGCCTTACAAGACAAAAGATGGAAGATTAGTTAATGAAGTTACATTAGGTGATGGCTATCCTTTGTCTAACAATTTACAACCTATTAAGGTGGCAGGTGAGGCTTCTGCAATAGAAGTAGCAAAAGCCTTGCCTGATGAAAGCAATAACGCTAAAGTTAAAATTAAAGGTGATTTAGAAGTAACAGGAACTACAAAAGGTGGTGATATTTTACATATATCAGGAACAGAAACAATTACAGGAGAAAAAACATTTAGTACCCATTTTAAATTAAATGATGATATGAATTTTTATGTCGGTAATTCAGATAACAATGATTACATATATTCAGATGGAAGTAATATTAATATATCAAAAGATGATAGTGATTTAATTAGATTTACAGATTCATCTATAAAAGTAAATGAAGCATCAGCAGCAGCATCTGATACAAGTGGATTTGGTCAGTTATGGGTTAAAAATGATACACCAAATAATTTATATTTTACTAATGATGCAGGTAATGATGTTCAGATTACAAATGGTAGTTCATTAGCAGGTGGTAGTGGTGGAGCAACAAAGCATTATATGGATTGGCATTATAATTTTGTTAATATGTCATCAACTAATACTTTTTATGCTAATACACATATAGATGATTTTGCAGCAAGTAATTTAATAAATACAGGTATAACTGATTATAATGATACAGAACATAGTGATATATGGAGAGTTGTAAGACATGCCAAAAGAATACCATATTCAGGCACTATTACAAAAGTTATTACACACGTTGAATCAACAGGAGCAAGTGCAGATAGTGATATAGAAATAGGTGTATGGATTGCAAGTATATCAGGTTTATCACTTGACACGCAACATGCTTCATCAACAAATGTAGCAATAGATAATTTAGCAAAAATAGATTTTGATTTTGATACTGCTTCAACACTTATGTTTAAAGAAACAACATCTTTTAATGCAACAAGTTTAACAGCAAGTGATTTTATGTTTATTACAATGAGAAGAACAAGTGGTACAGATGGTTCATCATTTAATTGCCACACAACAGTATTATATGAGGGTTCATAATGGGAAGTTTAGCAGGAAAATCGCCAAGTGCGACATATAAAAGTTTATTAAAGGTAGCAGATGAAACTAATGGTGTTTCAACTTC